TATTAACTATGATGACAATGTTACCAGTATCTATAACTACGCCGATATCAGGACCGATAGAGAAAAGCAGTTTTTCTTAGAATTAGGCGAAATTTGGTGGTGGGAAAGCAATAGGAAATTACCGATTAATATTTTTCTAAAACAGGATATGATAGGATTTCGCCCATACATTAAAACATTTAATTCTAAAGATGTAGAAATCCTATTTGGTCCAATAGTAAATTTAAGTGATATCGCAGAAAAGCGTGTAAAGCGTAAAAGCATTCAGCTAGTTAGATCTAGCAAAAAATCCTCTAAATAAGTTAACTGTAGCCGTAGCTAAGTGTTTCGCATATTAAATTCATATGAACGACTACAAGCATTGCATAACTATGAGCATGGCTCTTTTTAAAGTAGTATTCATTGTTCTCTGGTTTCGTCCAGATCTCCTTCATCACCGTCGTCCAGTCCTGGCCTATTAGATGCTTCTTGCCTGGCCTTATCATAGCCAAAACTGCCGCTAGTTGGGGTACTGTTTTCGGTTTCATCTTTCTTAGAGTACTCCCATGCCCGTTGACGTGAAAGAGCAGATTGCAAAAATCGTCCTGTTCCAAAAGTTCCCATAATGGCTCCGTATTCATTAGTTCTACTAAGTGTTCTTCAGACTTGATGTCTTTATAGATTCCTACATTTAGAAAATCTAATTTAAAATAACCTCGATCTTCAGCAGTCTTATGATCAATTGCTGCTAGTCCAGTTAACGGATTAACAGGAATAGGGTGGCAATAGACTCCGGTATTGTGTTTCTTTAATTGACCATGGTCGTCTCTGCTAGCGGGTATATGTTTAATATGTTTGAGTGCTAGGTCTCTATCTGGAAAATCAATATCTATATCAGGCAATTCCAGTCTCCTTACATACTTCTTTGACCAGTGCAACATCTCCCGGATTATCTTTAATTTTCCTTGCCCAGTAGGGGATGTCGAGTGTCCTATTGACAAGTTCTAACTGTTCGTCGTTAAATTTCTTTAAAAGATCAACGCCACTCTTACAGTTCATTACTAGCCACGGACTAATTTTCCCATCACGAATATCATGTACTGCTCTGTTAATGCTTACATACAAGAAATAGTGCGAAAAGTTAGAATTTTTTTCGTCAGCCCAATCCATCATATGTTGCAATGATCGTTGAATGGCGCTTTCAACTGGTTCAACCTTTACTAAATCGACCAGATATTTTTCATACAGCTCGTCACGACACCAATGATCTAATTTAACTCCGCTCTTAATTACAAAGTCAACGAATCGATCCGGATATATAGGATTTACATTATTAATAAAACTGCCAAATTTTACAAAAGCATTATAATAAGGACTCTTACAAAAGTCAGTATAAGTCTGTTGCTTCTTAGCCTGCTGCGTTAGTTGATAAAATCTGTTATAGGCAAAAAAACCAGTTTGAACACGCTTTTCATCTTTCTGCAGAATCCTTCGTTTTTGTTCGCACATGTGACTGACCAATGTTCGAGGATTAACAAACTTTCTTTTACAATGTACACACTGATTCGGTTGTTCTACTAATGCAATCATGTCACTCGTAATCTTTTCTTTGTTTTTTATCAAAACCTAAATCATCAAATAGTTGTTGTATATCGGACTTGTCCATCATCGACGCTAATAATTTAATGTCATCGAGTTTCATAGTGGGATTAAGTTCAGCTAATAACTTTTCAATTTTGTTTACCTTACCTTTTGATCCTGCCTTAAGGTATGTGTATTTAAGATTGAATCCAACACCGCAACTAGCGAACAACTTCCATAATAATTCCTTATGATTTTTGCTTAGTTGCCAGTGATCTTTATTAACCATCTCGTTAACTGTTTCTAGGATGTATTCATAAGTTTCAGTGTCGCACTGCGGGTTCGCAACATACCTCATAAGAATGTAAGGACTAAATGCCTTGCGTTCTTCATCAGTAAGATTTTTATAAAAATCATGATTGCGAGAATTAACTGCTCCTAGTTCTCTTCCAATGTCTAATTTTGCTGCCATTATACTGGATGCCACTGTACGGTTGTAGGATTTTCTTCCTTAATCATATGATATGTTGCCTTACATTGATCAAGAGCCTTCTGGAGTGAAGGATACTGTTGGGAAATTCTGTGCATATCTGCCCACAATTTTTCGTCAAAATGTATTTCGCAATATTCTTGCATACGATCTAGAGGATCAACTCTTTTAGGCAAGTTATATCCAACTAGAGTTCGTTCGGCTGTTCCTGCTTCTCTCATATACACAGTTTTACCTCCGTCGGGGCTTTCGTAAATGTATTGAGCACCTGGTTTTAAAGTTCCCATATTATCACCAACATTGACTGTAATGTACTATCTCACTCTGACGACTTACTTCTTTTACAAAATAAGCACAGGGAGGTTGAGGATCGTTACTAAGAGGAGTACAAAGTAATTGACCGGGCTTCATTTTTGGAAAATACCACTTAACATCTTGATATACATCAATAATATCAATTTCAAAAAATTCCGGTCTAAAGCTCGACAAGGGATTAAAAATAAATGTCTTAAATCCTCGGTCGTTTAAACTAGTTAATGGAATCACTTCCATTTCAGGACCTTCTGGATCCCCTACAATTGTACACCAATCTAACGGCATGTTAACTGTATAGTCTCCTACTTTTAGTACAGCAGCAGGAGCAGTAAAGGATTCTAGAAAAATCAAAGGAATATAAAAATAATCTGGATTATGAGGATCGCTATTATCTAATACTGAAAATCTCAAATCTTCATCAATCTCATCTGGCAGATCATTTAAATGATATATTCTATTGTCTAATGTTAAAATCTGAATTTTAGTTCTCCTTGACCTTTAATATATTTTAATACTTTACCTTGGTAATTGTAAAGTCATATTTGGCATCTTTATAAAACTTTTTTCGCTCGGTCAAGTGCCGTTTAGCATATTTGGTTGATGCAGTAACATCCCAAATTTGTACAAAGTCCTTGTCTACAGCCTTTCTAATACCTCTTCCGATACTTTGTATAACTCGCGTAAAGCTCTTTCCGGGTTCCACAAGAACCAGATTAAAAATACGAGGAATATTAATACCCACAGCGGCAACACCATAAGTCGCCACAATAATTTTGTTGTCGCTTGTTTTAACTTCATCATACTCCTCTTTACGATCTTTAGTTTTAATTTTACCGCTGATAAAAACACTGTCAGGTATCTCTTCTACAAGGAAGTTTCCAGACTCGATTCTATCAACTAGCACAAGTGTATTACCGCTGAGAGATACTTCCTTAATCAGATTTGCCACCCATGTCATGCGATCAGTATCAGACACAAGAAATTTTAGCTCCTCTGGGTAGCTTCGAAATTCTTTCCATTCAGCAGTCTGAATAATGTTTACATGACACTGAGCTAACACGCCTTTATCTTGCAATTCATGTGCAGCAACTCTATGAACAACATCCCCTAAGCCAGCACGAATATTTTGAAAATCAATATCCTCTTTTGGTACTGTACCAGTTAATCCCCAACGAATGCTCGCATGACTCATGTTTTGAGTTAGCAATCTTTTCAGTACATCTGCCTTGGCCATATGTACCTCGTCAACCATTACAGTTTGAACTCCTTCGAGAAATGTAGCAAGGTCTAGAGCATCGTCATTTTCGTGAGATTTTTTGTCTAAAATATTCAAACTTTGCCAAGTACAAATGGTGTGTGTTCTACCTAGTTCTTTTCTATCCCCGTAATAGACTCCTACATCTAATCCTACATTAATAAAATCTTCTTCGGTTTGTTCAACAAGACTCTTGTTAGGAACAATTGTTATTGATCGACCATATTTTTCCACAATTTTCGACAAAGTTGCGGTGGTAATAGTCTTACCGAATCCTGTAGCAATCTCTTGAATGCATTGAGGATTTTCTAGGAACTTATTAACAACTTCAACTTGGTCATCACGAAGTCGAATTGGTTCCCCGGCAAATCGATGTCCTTCAGGCCAGCATTTATCTCCCCAAAAATCTTCGGAAATTTTCTCAAATCTCAGCTGAATATTAGGCCTATGATCTTCGATATCTGGGTCGTATCCCATACGGATCAGTTCGTCAATTACCTCTGGTAACATGCTCATAAAAGTTGTACCACCTAGTCCGAAGAAGCTGGTACATCCGTCCCATCTACCTAATTTGTATGCAGGCAAATATCTAGCTTTTTGGTCAAAATATTTGAATTTTTTCACCAGAGACTTGCGAGTGTCAAGGTCCAGGTTCTCAATCTTGACATTCACTTCATCCTTAATAACAATTTTACAATACGCCATTTAATCTTCCTTCTCTGTATATTGTACTACATCAGCACATGAATCAACATAGTTAGATAGACTAAAATGTACCCCACTGATTGCCCCTAAATTTACGATTAAGTTGAATTTTATAGCCGAGTTGAGCAAAGGCTTAGGAATTTTTTGACTAATGAATACTGCTTTAGTATGTTCTGACAGCGGAGCGTTAAGATTATGCTCTTTTACAAAAATATTGAAATTGCTGTTAATATTGTTGTTCAACCTAAACAGCACACTTATTGATTTTTCGTCGAAATTTCGGCTTTTTAGGTACTCTGTCCATTTTTTAACATGTGCTAATTCGTTCAGTCCAGGAACTACAATTAGCACCGGTAAGTTATAATCGATTAGATCACTAAACTGGTCAATGGTCGTTTCGTTCGAGTTAATTTTTAAAGGTTTTAGGTCGTTCTTGTCTAAAAACTCCATAAAAAATGCCGAATTTTTTTCCTTTTTTAGCAAATTTAATGAGTTTTCGTCCCATAGAGTAATTCCATAGCGTCTGGCCAATAGAAAGGCGTCTTTAACAGCCATACCAACCGGTTGAGGTATAGAACTATGAACATTAACAAATCGAAAATTTCCGTTTTCTTCGACTAGCATAGGTGCGTAGTTTTCAATATCAGCAACTGCTCGGAGAATTTCTTCACTTAGCTGTTTAAATTCCTCACTTACTGTTGTGCTTTCATCAACTAGATTGTTAATTAGCCATAATACGGAAGTTTCTTCAAGATCAAGCATCCATGCTCTCTTTTCCGTCGACCATCCTATTTCAATATTTTCATTTGCACCCCTAAACCACCTAAGTTTAGCAATAGTTGCCTCATTATATGGAAAGCTGACT